CCTTTTTCTAGCTTGTCGTAAACGACTGTTTGGATCTTTAGCTGCCTTTGGAAACATTTTCATTTGTCCAGCAGAACGAGCACAAAATGATTTGCGTCTTTTTGCATCTTTTGAACCTTTTTTAACCTTTCCTGTTACAGCAGTTTTTAATTTAGAACCGGGATTAGCTCTGCGATATGCAGCTACTCCTTTTTTAGTCATACCTGCACCCTGCTTAGTCGGGCGAAAATTACCCGACTTCACAGAAGTTCTAATTCCCATTCCTTTTTTTCTTTTAGCCTTCATAAAACAAAGTAACACTAGGTATATTAGTTGTGCTACTAGATGTTACATGAATACCACCACCGAACAAAAGACCTCTACCCGGTACATAAACTGTTTCTGTGCCAATTGCACTAGGAGCGGTCAACTCTAATAGTGTAGTTCCTCCGCCTGATCCATTACTAAAAGTCAAATCAGCACTAGCAGCATGAACGTAGTATATGGCTTGTAGTCTTGAACGAGATGTAACTGTCGCTGAAGAAGACGTAAAAGATAGACTTCTAACATCTGATTCCATCACCTACTCCTTATGAGTCAGTTACATTTAAATTTACGTTCTGTAGATATTTAACGGTTACATCAGCAATACCTTCATCACCATCTACTATACCTGTTGGGTTAAACGTGGCGATGACTGTACGATCACCAGTACCAATATTTATAGAAGCTGTAGCCATTCCTGTGCTTTGTGTTAAAGCAACTGCTTTAGCATTTGCACTATTTAATAAAGCCGTTGTAGCTCCTGAAAAACCAACAGAAAGAGTGGCTGCTGCAGAATTATTAGAAGCCTCTACAACATTAAATGAAACTTCTGTAATTTTAGAGTTTGCTGGTACGACACCGACTGTTGTTGTAGCGGTTGCCCCAACAATATCTACTACTGCTGATTGAGCCATAATTACAAAACCAGTGTTTGAAGTAGCTCCATCTCTTTTATCGCCCGCTTTGATTGGGCCTGAAAATGTTGTTGTTGCCATTTTTATCTCCGTGTATTAGCACATCGTCACACAATCTCTAATACGTCTGCTAGGTCAGTATGTGTGACTAATTAACCCTAGTTATTTTTTGATAGTTTCTTTAACCCAATTATAAGGTTTTTCAGAATAATCTACCATTGCTTTTGCCATAGCAGCGTTACCATCTATGACACTTTTTGTTGATTCAGATACTTGCTTTGTCCAAGCATCCCAAAATTTTATAATTAAATCCATTTATGTCTCCAAAAATGAGAAGGGGGCACATGGCCCCCACTCGATTAAGATGAACCGGGCGATCCAAACATTCCCAATGGATCAGAAAATCCAAAGGAATATCTCTCACGAGCCTTATATCGTACATTACCTGTGTCGAAATCTCCATCCATAGATGTAGCCATAGGTGAACGAACAAAGTGCTTAAGACCGTTAGGTATATCTGTTGTTAAGAACCAAGCGTTTGTATCAGTCAAATAGTGGTTTATTGAATAACCTTCAGGTATAGAACCATTATTAGCCAATGCATTAAGATCATTATCAGCAGTACCAACTCTTCCTTGAGTTTCTAATAAACGTGTTGCCACGAATTGTAGTGCTGGAGGAATGATTAACTTTCTTGGTTGTGATGCAATTAATAAACCACGCTCATCTACCCAAGCTGCAATCTGAATTACTGAATCTTCTAAAGATGTTTCATTCAAGTCTGCTCCTGTAGACGGACGGTTACTGTTTGTACCACCACTTACTAATGGATGATCTGTAGCAAACAAAGGCTTGCCATCACCACCTGTAAATGCAGTGTTAAAACCATTATTTAAAGTAGCTGCAGCTTTTACTTGTTTTGTATAAGCCATCGCTCTTGCTAAAGCCTTTGTGTAACGAGAAGAAAGACTATCATAAAGATTATCTTCCATTGCTTCTTCAGTTACCGCAAAACCCATAGCTATGGTTTCGTGTGAATATCTAGCAGTAAACGCCTCTTGTGCATTATCAAATTCTACAGCAGCACCTTCAGTTTTAACTGGAGCTGCACCAAAGCCAGATAGCTTTGTTTCCTCTTCAAATGAACGCTCGGAAGTTTCTTGCTCGTATATCTCCTTGTGCTCTTCGCCGTACTTGGCATACTCTAAACCAAACAAAGCATTTAAGCCCGGAAGGAGTTCTTTCAGTAGTTGTGCTCTTGAAATAGCCATTTAAAGTCTCCTTATACGCCTAATGAGTTGTCATACGCATGTACGCCAACATTAAATTTAACAATGAACTCAGGGAAATTATCAGTTTCAGTGCCTTCAACAACATCAATAACTCTCATAGCAAGAGTTTCAGTTGCTGCTAAAGTACCACCGTTAGTATCAATTTTAAGTGATACACCTGAATTACCTGTACTTGTGCTACCTGATGTACTGAAATCTAAAGAACAGTTTTTACCAACAGCACCAGCAAAACCAGATCCATCTGTACCGCTGTTGAATGTTCCCAACGCTGCGTTACCTTGAATCTTATACAACTGTCTTGGATCATCATTAACCAGTATTTTGATTTCTGTAAATCCTGAAGTTGTAGCATTAGCTGGTAAAAATTGCTTGAATAATAGCTGTCCGTTATTATCAACATACCTAGCACCAACCATAACTCCTACAATTCCCGGCGTTCCGTTTGCAGATGTAGATGCAAGTTCGTTAGCAGTGGGAGTTGAAGATACAGCGGCTGGTAAACCAGCGGCACTTAACACAACTAAATCACCATTAAAAATAGCGGCAGAGTTATTAGCTTTCACATGATAATGTCTAATAGCACCGCCATTGTAGGGTGCACCACCAATCATATTGGTAGGCTTTAACCCAAAGGGGGAAGCAGTAGCTGCCATTTTCTATCTCCTAAATTAATTACCTTTACCGAATGTCGTGGTTGACTTTTTATCTGAATATAAAGGCATCCTCGGATCATTCTCTCGCATAAAATTATTCTCAACAGCAGTGAGCTGTTGACTGGCTTTATCCTCGTAATACTTTTGACGACTATCTGTCATCTCAACAGGTGCTTTACATAACATCAAACCACCTATCTCTACGTTACCGGACTGCTTAGATGAATCATCTAAAGACAGAGCCAACTCCGGATGATCCTCCGCTCTACAAGGTTCCCAACCTTCCCTACGGCGAACAGAAACATTACGGACATCAGACTGTCCATTTATCGCAGTTCTAACCCAACGGAATTTATAACCGTCTATAGGTTTCGGGTCAGGTAGTTGTTGTGGAGGTGCATAACTCATAGCACGAGATTCTTTTTCTCTCGTTTGAAGTTCTCGATCAACACGATTACCCATTTTATCTTTTCTCCTGTAGTGCAACTTGTTTAGCGTAAACTTCTAAAGGAACGCCTAATTTCCTAGCAATAGCTACTTGACTTTTTGTCAACGTAATCTTTTTACTTGGAGTCGTTCTTGTCGCCGGGGCTACCACCGTATTTTGTTGTTGGCTAGTAGTTTCCTTTTGAGGTTCTTCATCGAACTTCTCTGGAAATACTTGTCTTAGCCGAGAATCTATTTTCTCGTAATATTCATCTGAACGGGGATCAGTCCCGTCCTTTACCAGTTTGGTATGCAGTCCATAAGCAAATGATGTTAATTCATCATCAACCCCAAACCATTTGTTTTTGTTGTACCAAGCCATAGCTTTTTCATCTGGTGGGGCTGGCTGTTGAACAGGTTGATTTAACGGTAACTCTTTCTCTTCTTTTTGTAAAGTATTTTCTGAAGTTTTTTCAACTGTTTTATCGTATTGAGGTACGTACCGCTTCCAATTTTCCAACTCAATGTTTTGTTGAGTTAGCTCTGCCATTGCCTGAGATATTTGTTCAGCATCTCCTGATTCTTGTGCAGCAGTCAAATTTTTCTTAGCCATGGCAATAGAAGCCTCTGCTTTTTGTTTGGATTGCTCCATCAAAGTCTTTTCACCATCTGATAATTTTTGTTTTAACGCTTCATTTTCTTCTTTAATTTGTTTTGCGTATTTAATAGCTTCTTGTTGTTCTCTAAATGCTTTTTCTTTTTCTCTACGTTCATCGTGCCAAGCACGTTTCATCTCATCTATTCGTTTTTGTACTTTTGCGTTATATTCTTTAACTTCATCTTCAGTAGGTTCTTTCGGAGGAGTCTTCATAGATTTACGCCCACGGTCTTCTGCGGGGGTATCATCTACTACTTCTATTTCTAACTCTTCTTTTTTCGCTTCTTTTTTTGGTTCAGTTTCTTCTACAGGAGTACCTTCCTGTTCTACTGCTTCTACTTCAACTTTTTCTTCTTGGTTTTCCATTTCATTCTCCTTACGCACGGGTATATCCACGAGGGTCATCGACAACCGCCTCTATTTGGTCATCATTAATTAATCTAAATTCTTCATTGCGGATATTGAATCTAGTGCCAGAGTAATTTCTCATAATTACAAAATCGCCTTCTTTACACCAAGGCCCATCAGGAAACTTCGACTCATCTTTATAAGCAAGAGGCCCAAGCTTTACTACAAAACCTAAACATGAAGCGATCTCTTCAGCTCTTTTTGTAGAATCTGCTAAAACAATTCCAGCATCTCCCACAGTATCTTCAATCTTTGGTAAAGTAATAAGGATCTTATATCCTGACGGTTGTGGGAGTTTTAACTCTCCAATTTCTTCAGCTAGTTTTTGCGTTTTTTGTTTATCTATCGCACCTATTCTAGTGTTCATGTACTATCCTCTGTTTGTTTCGCAGTTTCAATTACATCAAGGATGTCTCTTTCAGCAAGAGACAGTCCATGAATTACCCCAACCTGAAACCGATAGTCAGGGAAATTTTGTGCACTTCCGGAAGCTAATCCATCAGCGTAATTATTCATATGTTCTCTAAGTTTTTCTACAATTACTTCTTCAAACGATCTAGGCATCTGGCGTTCCTTCCGGTGGGGTTGGTTTTGTATCGTCTACAGACTCTTGTTCTTGCCGTTGTGCCGCTTCTCTGGCTATGTCCATACCTATTTTCAATCCTTCAATTTGTTGGTCAGCCGCCATTTTATCTTTCGCTTTTGCAGCATCTACACCAATACGTGCCCCATCAATCTGGGCTTGAGTAGCGATTCTTTGCTTTTCAACTTCAATCTGGTCAGCTTTAGCTGCTGAGTCCATAACGTCTTTAGTTTGCTTACGTTTAAGTTCTTCTTGCTTGAGTTGAATATCTGCTTGTTTAAGTTTAAGTTCAGCTTGCTGCATTTGCACAAGTGGGTTTTGTTTAGCTTGTTGAGCTTGTTGTGCCGCAACTTGTTGTTTACTCATACCCAATACAATGTCTGAAGCTTTTGCTGCAACTCGAGATAGTTGAAGTTCTACATCTTCTGATAACTGTTGTTCAGGAGCTGGCATAGGTGAACCAACTGCTTCTTCCATCTTCTGTCTATATGCAAATGCTAAATGTTCTGCAATATGTGCCTGTAAAGAAGAAGCTATTGCTTTTGCGTTTGGATTCTGTCCTATCATTTGTTGAATCAAAGGATCTTGCATAGCGTTCATGTGAACTTTTATATGTGCTTCATGATCTTGATATATAAACGCTTTTAGAGGTCGTAACTGTATAGCGTTCATGTTTTCACTTATTGGATTCAACGGTTTTTGGTCATCATCCAACGGAAGTATCTTCTCTACTGCTCTCACGCCTAAAGTTTCTAACATTTGTCTATGTAACTGAGCCATATCATACATTTGAGGAGCAGAAGAAGCTAACTGTAAAACTGCCTGATATTGCACAACTCTTTGCGACATTGTTGATGCATTTGGATCAGAAACAGGAATAACCTCGACTATATCGTAGTCTTCTCTAGTAGTTACACCTTCAGAATCGTTATATTTCGGGGTATATTCATAGTTTTTGGGTGCAGATTCACTAATTATCGTAGCTAAAAGCTGAAATTCTGTCTTCATAGCCGCATGAATACGGGCTTGTACTGCTGACATGACCTTTAAACTACGTTCTAACAACGCTAAAGTCGTTCCAACAGGAGTTTCTTTATTAATATCAGATATTTTTAGCTCTGCAACTGCTGCAAGTGACCTTCCTTGCTCTACAATCATATTCATGAGGGCTAAAAGCGTTTGAGAAGGCTCTTTATACGGTAAAAATGTGATATTTTCGCTAATTTTACCCCCCGGAACGTCCACATCTCTAAATTCTCCCGGAGAAATAGGCGTATCATCGCCTTTTATACGTAATCCTCGTGTTTTTAGACCCCCCGGAAGGTTACTTAACGTACCAGAATCCACTAATTGACGTAAAAGTGAGGTTGCTGACTTGGCATGACCTCCAACTAAGTGAATTAAACCATATCCATAAAATCCAAAACCGGGAATATAGATGTAATGGACAAAATGCATACGCTTTTGATAAGTTTTATCTTCAGAATCCCAGTTTCTTCTAATAGATAGAATCTCTCCAGAAGATTTTTCGATAGTTATTACATATGGAACAGCTATATCATCTTCACTTTTTAATGGGTCGCCTTCAATAACTAAATCAGCATGAACTTCTAACAAAATATAACGATCATCTGCACTGACACTAGCCTCTTCCATATCAGGACGTATTTCAGAATAGTCAGGACTTACTTCTTCCGGCTCTGGTAATTCTACATCTCTATAAAAACCAGCCACCTGTAATTTTTTTACCTCATTTGCATTTTTACGCATGATGTGTGTATAGCGTTCAGAGGTTTTTAAATCTGATGCACCATATGAAATAACAAAATCCTCTGCTGGCACAAATATAGAAATTTGTCTTTCTAACGCAGGGTCGTAATATACTTTCTTAAATGCACTTCCTGCTAAAGCCAAAGACCATAACATCTTTTCATGTTCAGGTCTGTACTCTGCCATTTTTACGGTAAGTTGATAATTCATGTCGTCTTTGACACGTCTGGCAGCTTCTTCTTTTTCCTTAGTAAGTTTACCTATGATTTGTGTTTTAACTGGCCCCTGTGCAGGAAAAGTTTCCATAATTGCATCAGCTTGAAACCTAACAACAGCTTCTGATAAGATGGGGTTAAAGACACCACATGCTCCCGTCCAAGGTTCACTCCTGTCTTCAATTTTTAAT